GGCCTTTGAAATGCGGGTGATAGGACATTTCGTACTCAGCGCCCATTCATATTCCTGAGGGGTACGCAGATCGCTCACGATATAATGTACATGAGGGTTCTGCTCTACCAGAGGAAGCTGGAAGCGCTTGAAGAATGCCAGGAACAGATCGGGCTGTACGTAACGCAAGCCCGTATCGCTGCCTAGATGAAGCCAGATCTGCCGTGGGGTTAATCCCTTGGGGTTGTCAGGGTGGACGTAAGGAACGTCCTTCACAGCGTCCTCTACCTCCGCTGGCAGCCATGGGTAGATGAAGTTGGCCACACGGCGCAGTTCGTCCGAGAACGAAAGACGCTGGATGTCCATATCGCCCTGTAGATGGTGATAGCTGATGAGGGACTCCAAACAGAAGTCCTTACCGGAGCGCTTGCGCCCCGTAAAGAATTCGAGGTTCGGGTACATCATACTGCACCTTCCAGGAACTTGGGATCAACGATCTTGCGGTCAACTGGAGAATGGGTGAGCGCGATGTTCAGGCCATGATCCTGAATCAGGTTCATGTTGATGAGCTTGTCGTTCAGCTTGCAGTACAGGCAGTATGCCATCTGCACGATCAGGCCGCGATCAGCATCGTACTCCTTCAGGTGAGCAACAACAGTTTCCCACGGGCTACCGATATCACAGTGATGAAGCACCCCAGTGAACAGATTGCGGATATGGTTCTGGTTGGTCACGTTCGTGAAGTGAATCATGGAGTTGATTAACCCAGCTTCGACTTTGGTGTCCTTCGTGATCTTGCCCAGCTGCTTCTGGCTGACTTCATTGTTGTAGTAATGAAGATTGTTAGAGAAGAGCTTGTACTGACCGACGTCAACATCCAACACCTGAGCAATCACTTCCTGAAGAATAGAGAACTCAATGAAGTTGATTGAACTCATCCCCCACAGAACATCCTGTGAGCGGTTGATGACCGTCAGGTTCAGGCGACCTTCAACGATGGCGAACAACAGAGCCAGGTTACACACCATGTCCTTAGTCTTCGCTTCGCCGCTCTCGCTGAACTTCGCCAGACCAGCATCCGAATCCAGAGCCGGATCATAGATTGTGAGGTACGCCTGGCGGGTGTTTGGGTTCTTACGCAGGCGGTTGATAACGCTATCCAGCTGGCCATGGGCGTACAGGCGCGGACCATAAGCGGCTCGCCATGTATGGCCATTATCAGAGAAGTTGGCGGCGCGAGGGAGGACACGGGACAAGAAGCGCACATCATCGCGCCCAGACAGAACCCAGAACGTCTCGCCGATGGCAGCGATGGCAGATGAGTTGCGCCCTTCAACGGACAACCAGCGGTCGCGGATGTCAGAGACAGTGATCGTCACGCCATCAAGGAAGCGAGTGCCGTCAGTGTTGATCTCCGCATTACCAGGATCAGATTCAATTCCGTGCTCGCGGATAGCCAAGACAGCCTGCTTCAGCATGTCATTGTTGTTTATAGCCTTAATTTCCATCAATCAATACTCCCAAAATCACGACAGAGGAATGCCATTACAGCCTGGTCTACTGTTAGACCGTGAGACTTCATCATACCTGCGGCCACCGTAGGGAACAAGCCCTTATGGCGCTGGCGGTGGTCTTGAACGCGCTCCCACTTCTCGACCACCAGACTTTCATTGAAGTCCGCGCCGCCGTTGCGTGATTTGACACGGGCGATGCAGGTTTCAAGAGGCGTGTCCATGAAGAGCACGACCAGTTCGCGCGGTGGGCGCGTCAGGCGGGGGATCCAGGAACTCAGCAGAGTTGAAGGGATGATGCCTTCAAAGATCACATCGTATACCTGAAATTCAGGTAGATCGGCGATGCTCAGGGCAAATAGCATTTGTTCAGTATCCTTCAGGGTGTCAACCCCTTTGGAGTTCGATTTATCGTATTTGCCGACACAGATGACGTTGAACGAAGGGCAGACGGTCAACATGATCTTGCCATTATGCGTCACGACATATGCCCGAGGATCCCTCTCCGCCAGCTGAGAAGGCACGGTTGATTTACCACTACCGTTGGAGCCTTTGACGTAATAGAGTTGCCCCCGTGCCGGATAGATCCCCTTTACGACAGGCGGCTTGACAAATGTGTGTACGGGGCGCTTCAGTAGCCCCTTGAGGGAGTAGGACATAGACTGCTCCGATAAACAAAAGGAGCTGCTATTATAGCAGCCCCTTCATCTATTGAACAGCTTCTGAACTTAAATTACGCAGCAGCTTTCGCTTCGGCCAGAGCCTGAGGCAACCATGCGTTGATTGCTTTGACCAGAGACTCGGCATCAGCCTCTTTGATCTTCTGGCGTTTGGTGAAAGACTTGCCGTTCACGTACAGACTGAAGCCCCAACCACCAGAAACGATAGGCGCGACATCAACGTATGTGTTGGTGCGGGCGTGCAGGTTTTCAGGGTTCGCCAGTTCGGTCACAGGGAACTGGAACCAGCGCATGTCAGGGTTAACATAGCTCAGGAAGACGCCTGGAACCACACCCGCTTCAATCGCGGCCAGGATAGCACCGTGCTCGGACGCACGAGCGGCGTCAACCATTTCTTCGCGTTTGGTGTGGCGGCGCTTACGCTCTTCCAGCGGTGCCATAGGCGTCAACGTCTTGCCCTTCGCCGCTTCTTTCAGCATTGAGGAAGCCAGGGAACCCACCTTCGCGTCGGACGGCTGGTCGCCTTCTTTCAGCGCAGCATTCACGGCGTCTTTGATTGCATCAGATGAAGCGGTAGAAGTGCCAGTGTCAGCAGCCTGATCGCCTTCGGCAGGTTTCACGTCCTGGGCACCAGTATCGGTGTCAGCAACGCCGTCGCCGGAGGTAGAAGCACCAGAGGTTGCGTCAGCGGAAATCGGGGTATCGTTAGCGACGTTTTCGGCTACGTTCAGTGCTTCGGTCGCATCGGCCTGCTCTTGGGCTTGCGCCAGAGCCTGCTGAGTTTCTTCCTGCTCTTCAGCGCTCAGACCTTCGATGAGTTCGAAGCCGTTAGCGGATTCAAGCGCACCTTCAACCATACGGCGCAGGGTAACGTTGCCAATCAGCAGGCCAGCTGCTTTGATCTCAGCCTGGATAGCCGCAACGTCTTTGCCTTCAATATCAAATTTGGAACCAGATTCTACATGAAGAATATATGACATAATAAAAACCCTTTCGTTATTAAGACCGTCTTCGCGGCATATTGCTGTTCTGACTGTGTAGTGAGAACATAATATACTGCATTTTTCATAGATGTAAACCACTTTTTATTGAAAAGAAGTTAACACCTTCGTGTTAAACAGCGCCCAGCCAAGCGGAGCGCGAACTTGCGTGAATATTAACTTTCAACGTCAATATTGAAAACCAATTATTCTTTGGTCAGATAGAAGTTCGGAACTTCGGGACAGTGCTCTGGGAGGTTACAACCCAGGACGTCATGCTTCACCTTCCCTTCGATGTCTGCGCGGATCCGACGAATGACCTCTTCCTGTTGTTCAGCGGCCATTACTTCTTCCATCGCAGCATACAGAGTGTCGAGGATGACACCAATGTAGTTATGGATGGCACGACAAGAGTTCTGGTCGTACTCCATATCCGGATGAATAGCCAGGTCAACCTGATCACGCCCGACCAGCAGATGACCTGAAACCAGATTGACTGGATGTTGGAACACGTCACTGGATTTGATAGCAACGTCGCCCGCCTGCTTCACCAGGAATTCGGTTTCAGAGAAGCGAGCGAGAACTTCTGATGGGAATTGCATACAGAAGTCTTGACGTTTGCGGCCGAAGAAGTACAGACAGTGTGATAGCTTCAAACAAGCCTCTGTCGCCATCTTCATGTGCGCTTTGGCATGCTCGTAGCCAGCGATGACGTCGCGGACATAATCGTACAGGTCAGCATGGCCAAAACGAATGTCTTCTTCGAACTGGATTGCTGTTTCACTGTCTGATTTCAATCCCAGCACGTCAAAGATGTTGTGTTCACGGATAGATCTGCCGTTGCGATCGAACCCCAGAACGCAACCGACTTCGAACCCGCTCTTTTCAAAGTTTGGGAGTTTCATTTCAAGACGGGCTGGCGTGAACTCCAGACCGAACAGACGATAAATTTGTGACATGATATAGCCTCATTGTTGAAGGATTACCCGTTCACGAATTATCCCTCGGAACGGGTTATAGAACTATTACTTTTTATGAACGCGTCGTGCATCTTTCCACACAGACATCTGGCTCTGTTTCTGGAAGCGAGCCGTGCGCATGAAGAGGACAACTTCCCAGTACTGCGGCTCAATCTCATAGAGCTGAGTGCGGAAGCGGTCGGCGCGGTACAGCTTCACACAGTGATTGTACAGCGGGTGGTTGGCGAACCGCTTCAGGGCATCCCAAGTGAGTCTCAGACGCGTCTTTGAGCGGTACGCCCTTTCGTTGCGCAACTTGATGAGATCTTCGAACACTAACAGCCTGAGCTTCGGTGGCAGGTAGTGCATGTTCAATCCCCAAAGGTATGTCACACCCTTTTCCCCGAAGGTAACGCCGTCGCCCTTGGCAAAGTTGAAGAAGAACACCAGTGGGTACATATCCCAGTATGGCAGTTCATCCTTCGTCAGGGCGTCGTATTTGAAATAGAACATACGCCCGACCATATACCTCACCCCCTGCACGGGGCGCTTGTGTTCAGCGAACGCCTGCTTCATGTGGTTGGGTGTCAGGTTGGCGTCCTTTGACACGCGCTCCATGAACCACACATGTGAACGCCGGATGTTTCGCTTGGCTTCAGGACCGAAGTGTTGACGGTATTTGCGGATGTAGCGCTTCACCAACTCGGGGGCGTCCATCTCGGCCGGAAACAGCAACGGATCTTCTTCGCCTGCTGAGTTCTTCGCCATTTGTCAACTCCTTATAAGTAACAACAGATATCATATTTAAGTGGAGTCCTCATCGTGGAAGACTATCGCAATTTCATCACTGAATTGTTGCAGCGTGGGATATCACGCAAGAACCGATTTCGGGTCACCATCCCACTTCCTCCTGGCGTGTTTGACAGCAATGCAACTCTTGCCAACGACGGTCAGGCGTACACGACCAGTTCATCGTTCGGTGATCTGTTCAAACAGTCTGCACGTATTGTAAACGCTTTCTTTGGAGGGACAAACCAGACATCTCGTTCTCTTCAGATGATGTGTATGGTTGCTGGAATGCCAGGGGTCGGTATCGACACCACACCCATGAACAACAACGGCAACCACATCAAAATGCCGAACAACAAATCGAACGTGGATCTGGACCTGTCATTCCTGCTTGCCAATGATTACTACGAAAAGTCTGTAATGGACAAATGGAAGAATCTGATCTTTGATCCGTACACGACCAAAATGGGCTATTACGAAGACTTCGTAACAGACATCTGTATTGAGCAGCTTGATACTGAAGACCAGGTTGTTCACCGTGTGTACATCGTTGAAGCTCATCCGATCAACTTCAGTACAATCGAACTTGACAAGGGTGCAACAGACCAGTTCAACCAGTACAATGTCACATTCTCATACAACAAAGTGCTATCGGAGACTGAATATGAAACACGCAGCCTTGCCAGCGATTTTCTTCCTCTTGGGATTGCTGATGCTCTTGCCAATGGCG